GACTTAACAGCCTTGCGGTATCCGGTATCGGCGATGGATTGCGCGTCTACAAGATACTGTTCACCCTTTGCGCGAACATCTTCTGGCAATGTGGCGTCGTCCGGATTGAGTTTTTTGAACGTGAGGTACTTCGTGGCTGCGTCCCAAGCTGGATCTGTAGTATCGAGATTGGTCTGGATAGTCTGGAGTTTGGTATCCAGATCGGGCTCGTCCGGTGTAAACAACAAAGCCTTTGCGTTTTGATCATCCGCCCTGATAACTCCGTCGCTGACCGAGCTGGTAAATGTAGATTGCTGGATCTCATTCTCGATCCGGTCGCTGTATGCTCCAGCGGATACGTATTCTCCACGAACATAGTCCGCATAATTCTTGCGGTTTTTAATTTCGTCTCCGGTATCATTATCCTTTTTCCAATCGTTAAGAGGGAGGAAGTCGGGATCTTGTTTTAGTAGTTGATCAAGCTCTGACATAGCAGACACTGGTTATTTGTTGTTGTTGTTATTGGGATGGATTATCCAAGAATCTATTACTAGGGAATCCGGATTGAAATCCCGACAGTTTTTTGAGAGAGGATGTGGTACTACGAACAGCAGAACGATAAAGATTTTCATCCGAGTATTTTGAGAGGTCTTCATTCTCAAGCATCGGGTTGAGGTCGCGCATCATTTCTTCGAGTTCGACACGATTCTCTGGCGCAAACTTGAATGGTTGTGCTTGTGGCACAGCCGTTGTGGTTGGCCCGCCTTTAAGAGTTCCGATCTCTCCGCCGACATCTGCTTTTTGCGGAGCGAGACTGCGGAGAGTGCTCATGTAATTGTTAAGTATTCCGACTTGTGCGGTTTGCTGCGCTGCCTCGCTTTTTAACAATTCAGTACGCTGTTCTCTCGCTCCTTTTTGTTCGGCTTCCGCTTTTTTGGACGCGCCGACGGCTTCAGCTGCTATGATGTAATCGTTAGCCATCGGGACATTCTTGCCTTCAAGAACCTTTTTGAGAGTTTCAGATTCACCAGTTTGAATAAGAGGATTGATCAAAGCGTTTACGCGATCTCTATCTGCTTTGCTTTCTGCTGTGCGAGCTTCAATAGTTCCTTCGGCTGTCGTAAATACATTGCTAACAGTCTTGTTATTAGAGACAATACCAACATTCTGGAATTTGTATTCAGCGATTTTCGCTTTTCTTGTGGCGTCATCAAGAGATGGGTCGGCCATAATACCAGTGATTTGTTTAGTGATTTCTGGAATAGCGATCAAAGCATCGCGCTCCAGTTTCGCAGCATCAGCGGCTTGCTTCAGTTTGAATTGCTGCTCACGAAAGTTAATCTCGCTAGCTTGAGCATCGATCAAAGAATTAACAGATTTGATTTGGCTGTCCAAGCTGGCTTCCATCTTGGAAGCGTATTGAGAAGTGAGCATTGACTTTTCATTTTCTGACAACCCTCTAACCGCTGCTACATCAGCAAAATAATTTCTTTGCAGAGGTGCAATATCTGAACTATAAGAAAACGCGCCCATTATTTTTGAACCCCTCCAAAGTATGCCATGGTTGAGGAGCTAAATCCAGTAGGGCTACTAGCTTCTTTTCGGGCATTCTCCAACATCGTCTTTTTAAATTCTAGCTCTTTCTTTTTCATGTCGAGAGCTTCCTGATTCATCGCTTCGGTCTGCTGGCCCAAGGCAGCTTGTTGCTCGCGGTAGGCTTGTGTCTTGATCTTTGGCTCACTGAGATTTGATCGCGATCCGAGCGGTCTACTTTGTCCGAAAGAAGACGTTGATCCAAACGGACTACTCTGCATAGCAGCAAGTTTATCGAGACGTGGCGTATAGACTTGAGATTGACTCGAAGCCCCTTTGGAATTGGGACCACCAAATGCGCCAGAAGCTGCTGCAGCGGCTCGCGCTACTTTCTCTTGTTGATCAAATACAGATCCGGATCCTTGAGCCGTAGTTGGGGTTGCTGACTGACCGCCATACTTTCCAGCGTAGAGCCGTTCGGCGAACCCAGCGACCTCTTCTTCAGTGAGTCCAGTCCCCATCTTCGTGTCAACGGAACCCTTCTGGAGGTTTCTGATGTCAACTCCAGATTCAGATGTGATGGCTTCTTCCATAGTCTTGCCCGCTTGCTTGGCTTGAAACAAACGAGAGGCCAAATCTCTACGCTTGTTAAGCGTGTCTTTGTCAGTCGAAGCGACAGCGTATGTGGAAGCAAAAGATTTCGGATCAGCCATGGCGCGAGATTATAGGGGCTTTGACTTACATTGTCAATACAATTTACCAAAGATACTTACAAGCCCAATGGCGGGCAGTCGTTTTGTCGTTAGCCGTCTGGCAATTGTGGCGCGAACGGAAATTAGCGCGGCGTTTGGGGTCTTTGTGTTGGGTGAAATCCTCATACCCTCTCGCGCCAAACGAAACCTTTTTGACCTTATCTCCTTCTTTTCCCAGAACCACAAACTTCTTTTCGGAGCCGGACGGTGCTTTCTTCGGCTTATTGAAGCCAGCGTACTTCTCGCCCATATACTGGATCTGACCGGAAGGTAGTCTCTTAAATCGTTGGGTAGCCATTCATTTACATTGTACATACACCGGAACGAATGTCAACGTTTTTGGTAAATGTATTTACATTGTAGTTTGATCCCTTTTAAGATTCCTATACAAAAACTTTTTCTATACTCCATTAAACTGATTGGGCTATAACCCAATCAGTTTATTCTATTCTATAGAAAGTTTTCAAGTGGGGGGTACAGAGTGGCAATCAAACTACAATGTAAATACATCTCCAGAAATAGACGCGGAAAACCCCAACCCGAATCCTGAATCCTTAATCGAGAGCCATCGTCATGTCCGAACTGAGCGCGTTCCGGAGAGACTGGAACGAGTTGGTCCGGCGGAACGTACCAGATTTGTTTTCCGGAAGTGGCTCCACCGCCACCACTCCGTGCCTCTGGCGGGCGAGATCGAGACAGAGGAAGGCAGCGTCCGCCAAGTCGGGCGATCGGCCAAACCGTGATTTGAAGTCTAGCTTGGACTCGATCTTTACACGGAGCGAACCGCCCTTAACCAGTTCGTAGTTTCGGGCACAGATCTCTTGGGCCAAGTCTCCGGAAATTCCGAACAGTTGTCTGGTGCGGACCAGCTCCTTGCCCACGAACCAGAGTTCGGATACACGGTTCACGTAGAGTTCCTCCCCGACCAGACTGCTGTTTGCGCTGACACGCTTGTCTGACGCCTTTCCTCCGAATCCTACGCGGAGGAATCCAGAGGACCACTCTCCGGCAAGCACGTCGCAGAATGGGGCTCCAGCTCCGGTCGAGTCAACCGCCACGTTTTCCGGAAGGATGCCGCGCTTCTCGCAGTGGTCCTTAATCTGTTTGACGATCTGGTATGTACGAGGGATAGCCTTATTGGTGGCATCATCGTTCAAGTGGATCGCCTCCTCAAGCTCGCAAACATATTGACCGCTCACATCGTAGCCGACCTTTCCCGTATAGAGGATCGTTCGGTCTCCGCCGTTGGTGAAGGCCGGATCGAGTCCGGCGATCGGGATAGGCTTTCCGGCCCACTGTACCTTGCCGAGCGAGCCACTCCTTGCCAGCTCCGCCTCTGAATAGATCCCTTCAGTTTCTTCGGAATCGAAGAACACGGCGCGGACCATCCGCATGTAGCCGCGAGATTCCGGTCCGAGCAAAGCCCTGTCCTCCGCCAGCTTCTCCGCCGTCGGGAGCCAAGGATAGAGGGTCTCTCCGGCCATAATGTTGGGGCTCCGTTCGCCGTCCAGACGGATGTACTTGCCGCCCCATTTGGTGTCCCACTCGTCGTCGATCTGTGCGTCGATCGAGTCCCAACCATTTTTCGGCTGAGACCAGACACCAAAAGCGTCGAACCGACTGTTCGGGTTGGACATCCCGATCATTTGGAAATCAGGGTTCTTGGAAAGGTTGGTAAGTCCGGCGTTGAGGATAGCCTCTGACAGTTCGGAAAGCTCGTCACCGATGAGGATCACCCGTTTCTGCTTGATACCGATGAACTTGCCGACCGCTTCACGTGTCTTGCTTTTCTCTGCCGCGATAAGTGACAGGCCAGCTTTTTCAATAAGGTCCCCCTTTTCGTTGATGTAGGCAATGTTTCCAATCGAATCCCGAATCTTGATCGGTGCGTCCTCGACCACTGTGAGGAGCGAGATAATGGAACCCCAGATCCGTTTCCGTGCTTCCCGAAGCGTGGTGCTGGTTACAAGGATCAGGGTATTCTGCGGCTGTGAAAGGAAGTTCACGATGCCCCACGCCGCCATTGTATGCGATTTACCAGACGAAGCCGAACCGCCGACCGCTAGATATTTATTGCGAATCGCGTTCTTGATCATGCGGTCTGCCCACGGATGGCGGACCATCAGCTTTTCCGGAAGGTCGTCGTTGTTCCAAAGCTCGTCGCAAATGCGCCAGAAATAATACTCCTTCGCCGCCGGACGACCGTGCTTGGCAAAGCCGTAAAGCAGAGCCGTTATCAGGTTAGTCGGCCTAATGAATAGACCGCCGACGTCCATCTTTTTTGATGTCGGGTCAATACGCGGCTCCAGAACACTCCGAGCAGGATTCGATTTATTTGTCATTTTTCAAAAAAATTTTCTTGAATTTTTTGTTGGCCCCACTTTAATTCACATCATCTTGAGCAGCAACACAAAAAATGTACTGAAGAAAAAAGGCATAAAGAGCAAGCCCAAACAGTCGAAAGAGCAGATTGCGGCAGAGTCTTCTCGACTTCGCCAGCGTGCATTGGACCTGTACCAACAGGACTACATGGTGACTTCAATCTCCAGAGATCTGAAGGTCAGCCAAAGCACAATCCACAAATGGATTCGGGAAGCCGGAATCAGGAAGAGGGTAAACCCGTTTGATTCGATCGCTGATCCTGACGCAGAGCCAGTCGATCCATTGGCCGACACCCTTGAGGAAGATCTTAAAAATAAGACTGGCGAAGCGGTCCGACTGGCGATGCACGATGCCGTGATTGAAGAAGAGAAGAGCCTCCTTGAGATCGCCGAATCGCAGTCCACTCCGGCAGACAAGTACCAGCATTATATCGCGGCGGCTGGCGTGAAGCTCATGCGGGACAGCATGAAGAATCTACGTGGTCCGAGAACTGTTCGGGAACTCTCCGAACTCGACCAATTGATTCGCCGCAACTTGGGACTCAACTCCAAGAACGGTGGGGGCCAAAGCAAGATGCACATTGACATTTCCATTCTTAACAACACCGAAGCCGATCGCGGAGACGGAGCTGTTCGAGTAAAGAAAAAAGCAACAGTGATTGATATACCAAACGAAGAACAAAACGATGATTGAACTACACAGCAGCCCGATTCAGTTTCTCGCAAGAATTGAAAGCAAGAATCCTGAGGTGGTGAAGAAACGCAAAATGATTACGGTAGATGATTACGCTTTCGATTCAGTAGAATTACGCGGGACGTATTATCGAGTGATCCCGACTACCGCTAGAGAAGTATTCTTTTTGGCTTCTCTTGGAAAATACGAAGACAAGTGGGCTCCTGCAAAAGGAAACGGCGTCATCGTTCGCTCTGAAATTATTGATCAACTGACAATGAAACGGCGGTGATTATAGGCATCGACAACGGACTCGACGGCGGACTGTGTGCTACATCAGCACACGATGGTTCCGTCATCGACAAGTTTGCGATGCCGACTTTTGAACGTGCCGGAAAGCGCGAAGTCGATACCAGAACAATCTACGACTGGATCACTGACTTGCACACTGTACCCTTGATCGCGATCGAGGAACCATTGAAACACGCGAAGTCCTCACAAGCGATGCGCTCGATGGGCATTTCATTTGGCAAGATTATGGGCATGTGCGAGTCACATGAACTCGAAGTAAAGCCTATTCAAGTATTGGACTGGCAGAAGTCTTTGTTGGGTAAAGTGCCCAAATCGCAGACAAAAGTCTTCGCGCTAAAGAAGGCGCAAGAACTTGCTCCAGATGAGGACTGGCGCAAGAACAACCGTTGCACTGTGCCTCATGATGGCATAGTTGACGCTTTCCTCATAGCGCAGTACACTAGACAACGTTATGCCAAAAGATAGTTGCTACAAAAAAGTAAAGGCGCAGTACGACGTATTCCCGTCTGCTCGCGCTTCACAAGCAATTGCCAAATGCCGAAAGGGATCGGGCAATGTCAAGAAAACGGAAGCCGGAACCAGCCTGAAGCGTTGGGAGCGCGAGAAGTGGGTTGACCAGAAAACAGGCAAGCCTTGCGGCGCTGGAGAGAAAACAGAATACTGCCGCCCAACAAAACGAGTTTCTGGTGATACGCCAAAGACGGCGAATGAAATGTCAGCGTCAGAAAAGAAACGCAAAATTTTGGAAAAAGCCCGTGTCGGAATGGGCGCAAAAGTTTCACCACTTAAAAGAAAGTAATCTTATGGACATTGCATCTACACTTGAACAATGCCTTGACGACGAAGAAGAAGTCATCCTTGCTGACGGCTTTGAAGAAGCGTTCATGGGAATCGCCCGTCAGTTCGGCAAGCCCTTTGCCGTTTACAGTTTTGAGAAATGCCTTGAGATCTTGCAACGCGAAATGACGGAAGAGGACGCCATCGAATATTTCTACTACAACGTGGAGGGCGCATGGGTCGGAGAGAACACCCCCGCCTTCATGTCGTGGGCTAATCCAGAAGACGCTATTTCAGAGGACTAGAAAGATTTTTCAATTTTTTTCTGGACTTACTCCGAACTATCGAGTAAGTGACTCCTCGAATGAAAACACTGTTCCCAAAACAAAGCGATGCGAAAGAGTTCTTTATTCGCTGTCACAAGAACGGAATTAATACTCTTGATAGTTCTAGTGTCGGTACGGGTAAGACAGTGGTCGCAGTCCATTTGGCCAGAGATTTTGGAAAGCCTGTCGCTGTACTTTGTCCGAAAGCGGTTATCCCATCATGGGAGCGTGAGTTTATGGCACATGGAATAACGCCACTATTCGTAACGAACTTTGAGAAGATCCGTGGTGGCAAGACGAAATGGATGTCTAAAGCTGGTAAGAAGATCATGCGTTGGGCTTTGCCGCCAGACACGCTTGTGCTGGTAGACGAGATCCACAAGTGTAAAGGACCATACACGCTGAACGCCCAACTCGTAATTGCGCTGGTACAGCAGAAGTACGCCGTACACGGCATGTCCGCCACTGCCGCTGAAGACCCTACTGAGATGCGGGCATTAGGATATCTATTGGGGCTACACTCGCTCAACAAGCCAGAGAACGGACTGACTAGCTGGTACAGCTGGATGATGAAATACGGCTGCTATCAGGACGATTGGGGCGGCTGGAAGTTGGCGACTAAAACAAAGCTAGCTCCGCTCCGACACACAATGTACGGAGTAAACTGCAACAAGCTGACGCCAGCAGATTTTCCAGATAGCTTCCGCGACAATCGTGTTTTTGTCGAGCCGACTGAATTCAAGGATCTGAAGAAGATTGACAAAGCCTACGAACAATTGGGCCTCACGCCAGCGATTATCGACGAATACATACTGAATGGTACGGTAGCAAATAGCGAACATGTGCTGGTCAATATCCTCAAAGCCCGCCAACTGGCAGAGTCCTTCAAAGTGCCAGACATCGCTGAGATGGCGGGGGATTTCATCGACGGCGGAAACAGCGTTGTGATCTTCGTCAACTTTACGGATAGTTTAAATGCTCTAATTGGACTTTTACACTGCCCTAAAATTGATGGCAACCAGACAGCAAATCAGAGACAACAGGCGATCGATGACTTCCAAAGCGACAAAGCCAACTGCATCGTAGTCAATATCGCCGCTGGTGGTACTGGTCTGTCGCTACACGATATCAACGGAGTCCGCCCGCGCATCTCCCTCATCTGCCCCACGTTCAATGCTAAGGACTACCTGCAAGTATTGGGCCGGATACACCGCAACGGAGCAAAGTCAGACGCGCTACAAAAGGTGCTTGTCGCCGCCGGAACTATTGAAGAGCACGTGATGAAAGCAATACGGATCAAGACTGGAAATCTGGAGGCAATTCATGGGGCGTAAAATTTCAAACTTTTTTCTTTACTCTTATTGGGCCGCGATTATTTTGACTGAAATCTTAACCACACTATACGATGTCATTTGGAACTGGAGCAGGAAAAGGAGATCTTCCCCGTCACGTAGACGGCGAATCATTCAGAAATAATTTCGATGAGATCTTCCGCAAGCAGAGGGAATTTACTTTTGCAGAACGGCTGAAGATGTACAACACAGCAATCGAAGAAGGAAAATTTGATAAGGCAGCAGAATACAAACAGAAAATAGACACACTAAATGCAAACACAATACAATGACCCCAAAGGGCAAGCGGGCTCCCTGAAAGCCCCACTGGGATTAGTCCCACCGTACGCAATGGAACAGACCGCATGGGTCCACAAGTTTGGCG